CCAGCATCTTCGGGTCTTGGTCTGTCATGGCTGTCCTCATTATAAAAATCTCGCCCACGTTCCCATAAACAAGTGCGATAAGCAGGCCGATTGGCAACGCGAAGCAGATAAAATTTTCCGCTGCTTCCACTAGCCTCTTTGCTCGCTCGCTCATCGTTCGCGTCCTGTTCGATCCTGACCGGTAGTAGTTTGGGGTCAAAAGGTAGTAGTTTGGGCCGCATTTTGCGCCGCGCGCTGCCCCGGTCGCGTGGTCTGCGGCACTTGGATCGCCTTGGCAGATTGCCGTTTGCCGCCAACAGCATAGCACTGAACGGGGGCATCCGCATGGTAGTAAAGGTAGTACTTTCGCAAAACAAAGTGCTACCTAAAAAGCCCTTTGCCTACATGCACTTGCGCAAAAGGTAGTAGGTAGTAGCTTCGCGCCCGCACGCGCTCATTCGGGGGCGCGCATGCCCCTGTGCTACCTACTACTGCCCCCGCCCCTTGCGGATGTCCCCCATCCGTGGCATGATGCTTGTGGAGGCGTTCTTCACCTGTGCAGTGTCCGCCTTCACTCCGGAAGCGGTTCGTGTCCCACTCATAACCTTCCCCCAAGAGGTTTGCCCACTTTGGGGCACGGACCGCGACCCGGCAGTGATGCAGGCCACTGCCGGGCGGCGCGGTCCAGACACAGCACGGGGTAATCCACATGAAGTCAAGTGCGAAACGGGCCAAGCCCGTCAGCGAAGCAACGCGCGCTCTGCTGTCAGAGATGCGCGGGGATGCAGCACCGGCAGAGGACAAATTGGAGCGGGCGCGCGACATGGTGCGCCAGCTCCGCGACCTAGAGATGGAGGCGGAGGCTCTCGAGACGCGACTCACCGAGACCAAGGCTGCGGCACTAGAGATGAAGGAGAAGACCATTCCTGACTTCTTCGACGAGGCGGGCGTGCCGAAGCTGGGCGTGGCGGGCGACGGCAACCTGCCCCCGTTCGAGATCGAAATCAAGGATCGATTCCACGCCAACATCCCCGAGGAGAACGCGGAGGATGCCTACGCCTATCTCACCAAGACCAAGAACGACGATCTGATCAAGACCACGTTTACGGTCGCGTTCGGATTGAAGGAGGGCAAGGCGGCGGAGCGCTTCGCGCGGTCGCTGGAGAAGGCCGGCATCGAGTACAGCGCAAAGCGGGGCGTGCCGTGGAATACGCTGACGGCTTGGTTCAAGACCGAGCACAGGCGGAAGCCGTTGCCTGCGAAGGTAATGGCGTTGTTGGGCGCGTCAGTTGGGCGCGTCGCGAAGGTGGTCAAGATCAAACAGGAGAAGAAGTGATGGCTAAGACTACTGCGAAGAAGACTGCTCCGGCTCCGGCAGCCAAGGGCAAGCATGTGACTACTGCCACGAAGAAGGACGTTGCGGTCAGTAACGTTGACGTCAAGCTTCTGATGAAGCAGGACGCTGGCGATGGCGTGAGCACGGCGGCGGAAGACAACATCATACCGCTGATCTACATCTTGCAGGCGCAGTCTCCTCAGGCGCTCAAGCAGAAGCCGGAATACATCAAGAACGCGGTCGCGGGCAACATCTGGCCGCGCGGCAGCAAGACGCTGATCGACGGTGAGGAGGACGGTCTGCCGATTATCCCCGTGGCCTTCAAGAAGTGGTGGGTCGAGTGGCGTCCGGATCGCGGCGGCTATGCCGGTCGCCACGAGTACGACGCGACGGCCGACAACAAGGGCAGACCGGTCGACGCGGAGTGGCACGAGGATCCGAAGAACCCTGGAATGGGCAAGTGGGTTCGCGAGAGCGGAAACGAGCTGGTCGAGACCCGCGAGCATGCCGTACTGGCACTGATCAATGAAAATTGGACCGGTGCCGTCATCAGCATGTCCGGCAGCAATCACACCGCGAGTCGCGCGTGGATGGGTCTGATGAAGGACAAGCGCATCCCCGAGAGCGAGGATCGCGCTCCGTCCTACGGCTACGTGTACTGCGCCAAGACCATTGCCAAGACCAACGCCAAGGGCGACTGGTATGGCTGGGAGGTCGAGGATGGGATGGGTGACAGCGAGGTCACGTTCCTGCCCGAGATCGAGGATGGCGTGGCACTGTACAAGATGGCGCGTCAGCTCGCGAAGGACTTCAAGACCGGAGTCAAGGTTGCCGATGCTCCGATGACTCGCGACGACGATGGTGGTGCTCCCTCCCGAGACGGTGACAGCGACGACATGTAGTCTGCTGCGTTTGGTATCGTTAGGATTGCTGGTGCCCCGCCTGCATGTTATGCTGGGCGGGGCACATTTTTCAGCGGCGGGGTCAACATGAAGAATGCGGCACAGCGCATCGCGGATCTGTTCGCGGGGTCGGAGACGACCAGCGGGACGCACGGCACTCCGTATCTGGACGATACGGGCGTCAAGTGGGCGATCAAGAAGGTCGCCAAGACACTCAAGTTGCCAGTCACGATCGAGCTGTGGCAGCAGCATCTCACGGGCAAGCGTCCACTCGGCGTGGTGCCAATCAGGGCCGACAGTCTATGTCGGTGGGGCAGCATAGACATCGACGACTACGACCTCGACCTGATGGAGATCGTGAAGCGTGTCGAGCTGGCCAAGCTGCCGCTGGTGCCGTGCAGAAGCAAGTCGGGCGGTCTTCATCTATTTCTGTTCATGGTGGAGTGGACAGACGCGGCCATAGTTCAGGGCGCGCTGCGTGACATCGCCGCCAGTCTCGGATTTGCCGGGTGCGAGATATTTCCGAAGCAGACCAAGATCCTCGCGTCGCAGGGCGAGCAGGGCAACTGGATGATCGTGCCGTACTTCGGCAGCGACTATGACGGCAGGATCAAGTTTCAGTACGGTCTAAAGAAGACCGGCGCGGAGATGACGCTCGACGAGTTTCTCGGAATAGCCGAGAAGAAGCGCGCGACGGTGGAGGAGCTCCAGGATCTCAAGATCAACAGGCCGGGGAACGGCAAGCGTGGCAGCAAGAAGAGAGGCACGACCCGGGAGCCCAAGTCACCGTTCGGCAACGGACCACCGTGCCTTCAGCACATGGCGGAGGGCGGCTTCCCGGCGGACGGGCGCAAGCGTGCCATCTTCATGATCGGCATCTTTCTCAAGAAGGCGTATCCGAACGACTGGAAGGAGAAGCTGGAGCAGGACAATCAGACCTACATGAAGCCTCCACTCCCGTCGGACGAGATCGACAGCGTGATCAAGTCCCTTTCCAAGAAGGACTACGAGTACACGTGCAAGGAGCAGCCGATGGCCGGGCACTGCAACAGCGTCGTGTGTCGCGGTCGCAAGTTCGGCGTCGGCACCGGCGGCGAGTACCCCGTGATCGAGGCACTCCAGAAGCTGAACACGGACCCGCCGCTGTGGTTCGTGGACATACCGGGGGCGCACATCTCAATGACCACCGAGGAACTCACCAACTATCGCAAGTTTCACACGCTGTGCGTGGCACGAGCCAACCCCCCGGTCGCGTTCAAGCTGATCCGCGACGACGTATGGATGAGTATTCTGAATGATGCGTTCAAGAACGTGGACATTCTCGAGGCTGGTCCGGACGTCGGCATCGAAGCCATATTTCACGAGATGCTGGAGGAGTTTCTCACCAACATGACGCGCGGCCAGCGCATCGAGGATCTGCTGCGCGGCGCACCGTTCGAGGATGAGGACGAGGGCAGACACTACTTCCGTATTCGCGATCTGATGACGTTCCTGACGAGACAGGGACTGAAGATGGGCAGGCCGGAGGTGAGCACCAGAGTGCGAGAGAACTACGGCGGAGGCAAGATGCAGAAGAAGATTAAGGGAGTGAACATCAACGTGTGGTGGGTAGACGGCAGCACAATCGAGAAGGCACAACAGCTGGAACTGCCAGTGGACAAGGAGGATCATCTGTGAGCACTGAGCGGGACAATGGCATAACCAGATTTACGTGCGACAGTCGCGGCTGTCGTGCCAACTACGAGAGCGACGAGGGGGACTTCACTGCGGCGTGGTCCGAGGCCAAGGCACATGGCTGGGTCGCCGCGGTCGAGAGAGGCGTCGTCTGGAAGCACTACTGCCCAACGTGCAAGAGGGAGCTGGGTGATGACTGATAAGCCGAGAGGACGCAAGACAGTCCGCCCGTTCTTGTTGATAGTGACGACCTTGGTGTCCCGTCACGAGACGGAGCGCGAGGCACGGACGGCACTCAAGAGGCTGAAGCCGAAGGCAGGCGCGCTGGGCGTGGTGGTGAAGGAGAAGGTGGCAACATGAAGATATATCTGGCAGCAAAGTACGGTGACATGATGAAGATGCGCGAGGTGGCTGAGTTTCTTAGGAACGACGGCCACGAGATCACGGCGCAGTGGGTGGACGGCAAGGAGGCGAACGACACGCAGGAATCAGCCGCGCTCATGGACTTCGAGGACGTGCTACGTTCCGATGTTCTGGTCTCATTCTCTCACGAGCGCGGCACGATGCACACGGGCGGTGGCAGACACGTCGAGTTCGGCATCGCACTTACGCTGGGCAAGAAGATCATAGTCTGCGGGCCAAGGGGCGAGCACGTTTTCCATTCCATGCCCGGCGTGAAATTTGTTGCTGACATGGATCAACTGGCTTTAGTGTTGCTGGAGAACGAGTCATGACGGAGATCGTACTGGGACCACCGGGCACCGGCAAGACCACGACGCTGCTCGGCTTGGTCGAGGAGGAACTGGCCAATGGCACGCCGCCCGATCGCATCGGCTACGTCAGCGTACACCAAGCGCGGCGCGACCGAGGCCATCGAGCGCGCGTGCAAGAAGTTCAACCTGACGCCGCAGCAGCTACCGTTCTTCCGCACGCTGCACAGTCTGTGCTACCGGCAGCTCGGTCTTCGCAGCGGCGAGGTACTGGCGGGCAAGGCGCTGAACGAGTTCGCGGACTACGCGCGCATCCGCGTCACCGGCAGGGCGTGGTCAGACGACGGGCTGCTGACTGGCTTCGAGACCGGTGACCGCATCCTGTTCATGGAGAACCTAGCACGCATCCGCCAGATACCACTTCGTCAGCAATACGAGGCTGACAACGACGGGTTGCCGTGGAACGAGGTAGAGCGCGTGGCGCGGGCACTGGAGTCGTTCAAGATGAAGCGCGGCATGATGGACTACACCGACATGCTCAGCAACTTCGTGGCGCACGACAACGACGTCGGTCTCAAGAAGCTGTTCGTGGACGAGGCACAGGACCTGTCGCGATTGCAGTGGAACGTGGTCGAGCTACTGTCGCGCAGCGCCGACCGCGTGGTGGTGGCTGGCGACGACGATCAGGCCATCTACCTATGGTCCGGCGCTGACGTCAGCCACCTGATCGACATGCGCGGCAAGGTTCGCGTTCTGGGTCAATCCTACCGCTGCCCCCCGGTCATCCAACGACTGTCAGACCGCATCATCGGCGAGGTTCGGCACCGTCGCGAGAAGAAGTGGCGGGCGAAGCCGGGGGGCGATGGCACGGTCGAGTTCTCCAAGACGTTCGACAGCGTGGCGCTCGACGAGAGGGGCAGCGTCCTGATATTGGCGCGCAACGGCTACGTGGTGAAGAAGCAGCTTGAGCCAGCCCTTCGCGCGGAGGGCATCGTGTTCGAGCGTAACGGAGTCAGTAGCCTCAAGCCATCGCAGGTGCAGGCCGCGTACACCTGGGAGGACCTGAAGCGCGATCGACCCGTCACGCTGGGCGAGGCGCGACAGATGTACGACTACATATCGGCGGGCAAGACCGGCATCGATGCGCGGCTTCAAGAAGCGAATCGACGAGTGCGAGGACTCGGACGAGGGAGTGACGATGCGTGACCTGCGGGATGGATGGGGTCTGCGAGTGGACCCGGCGCTGCTGTGGCACGACGCGCTCGACAGAATGCCAGCCAGCGACATGAGCTACATGCTGGCGGCGCTGAAGCGCGGCGAGAAGCTGCGAGGCAAGACGCCGAGGGTGCGGCTGTCCACCATCCACTCGGCCAAGGGCGGTGAGGCCGATCACGTGGTTCTCATGAAGGAGATGGCGGCGCGCACGCATCAGGAGATGGCCGTGCGTCCAGACGACGAGCGACGGGTGTGGTACGTGGGCGTGACGCGCGCCCGCGAGCGACTGACGGTGGTGTCCTCTCGAACCAGACTGGAGTGCCCATGGGTGTGAGACGCAGACTGGTGCGGTACGCTGGATGGGATCCAAGCGAGCACGTGGTGAGGATGAACAGAGTCATCGACGGGGATCGTGCACTGGAGATGAGGGAGGGCGGTGCGAGCTGGCAGGAGATAGTGGATGAGCTGTCAGAGAATTCCAGGTCGCCGTACAAGATAGACTCGGTGATGAAGGCAGTTCGACAACAGAGGAGATCGAGAACCAATGAACAACGTGATGCTGGACTTCGAGACGTGGGGAACGAGACCGGGTGCCGCACTGCGCAGCATCGGGGCGGTGGTGTTTGATCCGCATGGCACGGGTCACGGCGCGGAATTCTACATCAACATAGACGATGAGTCGTGCCTCGACGTCGGGATGCACAAGGAGGAGGGCACCATCGCGTGGTGGAAGAAGCAGAGCAGAGAGGCGCAGGACGCCCTGCTGGTGGATCAGCGCCCGATCAGGGACGTGGCCGTCGAGTTCGACGTCTGGTGGTCGAAGAACAAGGGGATCTTCGTCTGGGGGCAGGGTGCCAGCTTCGATCCCGTGCTGTGGGAGGCGGCGATGCACATGCTCAAGATGCGCTCGCCGTGGAAGTTCTGGGACATTCGGTGCACGCGCACGGCCTACGACATGGGTGGCTTCAACCCGTTCACCGTCAAGCGAGCGGGCACCTACCACAACGCGCTGCACGACGCGAAGCATCAGGTGGTCTGCGTGCAGCGCGCATATGCCAACAGGAGGAAGTGATGGAGGCCAAGGATATTGATGGTCACAGGCCGAGCAAGTGGATTCCGGTAACTGATCTCAGACAACTTGCGGCGCTTGGTAAGTTGATGGAGGAACTTGGTGAGCTACAGAGCATCGTCGCACGCACGATCATACAGGGTGGCATCAATGAGTGTGACCCCGAGACGGGCGAGGAGAACGGAGCCTCGCTGCAGGACGAGCTCGCCGACGTGCGCGGCATGATAATACTCGTGTCAGAGTTGTACGGATTCGACAAGGAGTATATCCACGCGAGAGCCGACAAGAAATTGCGGATGAAGCGTGATTGGCTGGAGATGCTCACATGAAGAGGGGCATCGTGGCGTTCTTCCGATACGCGCGACTGAGGCACGAGGCATATCTCGCGAAGCAGCGCGGCGTGCCCAAGGGCGAGCAGTCGAGCGACCCGATCCTGAACACGTACAGCTTCACGAACGTGTTTCGCGAGCTGGACCGGACGACGCGGTGGTTCGCCGATCACGTGCGAACACCACTTCGGGATAAACCTGAAGTGTTGTTGGCCACGGTGCTGTTTCGCCTGTTGAATCGCACCGAGGTCGGCGAGGCCATCTTCCTGCACGACTCGCTGCTGGAGGAGTCAAGCGCGTTCTACGAGCTGGTGCGAGCGTGTCGGCACGAGCGATACAAGATCAAGATCCATCAGGCACTTGCGAACGTGGAGCGCGCGATCTACGCCTTCGTCGGCGACCGCGGTCCACACGCGACGGGCGCGTACATCATATCGTCGCCGAAGGGCATGCAAAAGTTGCCGGGAATCCTCAGCATCGTGGAGAATTTCTGCCTGACCAGTGAGTGGTTAGAGCACGCCGAGTCGGACGGAGCAGAGATGGGGTCACTGGAGGATGCCTGGAACTGGTTCAAGGAGTTCAAGTACTTCGGTCCGTTTCACTCGTACGAGATCGTGACGGATCTGCGGCACACGGTGCTGCTCGATCGAGCGCCTGATATCATGACGTGGGCGAACCCCGGTCCAGGTGCACGACGTGGGCTAAACCGGGTGCATGGTCGCGACGTGAGTGACCACTCGGCAAAGCGCGATCAAATGATCGAAGAGATGCAGACGTTGCGTGCTCTAAGCCAGAGCGATCATCTTTGGCCACAAGACAAGATCAATACGACCAGGATGTGGCTGTACGACCACGAGTGGCCGACGTGGGAGATGCGGGACGTGGAGCACACGCTGTGCGAGTTCGACAAGTACGAGCGCACGCGGCTTGGCGAGGGACGACCGCGAGGGAGGTACGCGTGACCAGACGGTGGGGGACAGGGGACGCGTGGACCGAGGAGCTCACCAGCAGGGTGCTGGAACTCTGGAGCAACGGCATGTCGGCGGCCAAGATCGGATTGATCGTCGGCAAGTCGCGCGGCTCCGTGATCGGAAGGATGCACCGCATCGGCGCGCCGACGCACGGCAAGGGGCGCACGCCGAACAACGATGGGCCGAGGCCGCCGCGCAAGGCACACCGGCCTCCCGTCAAGGGCAGACTGGCCCGGCTGCCGTCGCAGCTACCGCCCGGCGTCGTCGTACAACTCGCACCCCCGGTCGAGGGTGGGGCAACACTGATGGAGCTGGAGGACGGCATGTGTCGGTGGCCCATCGCCGAACTGAGGTACTGCGGGGGCGGGACCGGGGGCAAGCGAGAGACGTATTGTGTCGAGCATCGCGGCATCGGGAGGATCGCGCCGCAACCACCAAGGAGGAAGCACGGATGAAGAACATGACGATGGAGAGAGCATGATGGCACGTGAAAAGTTCTGTCCCAAGTGCGGCGAGGATATCACCGATAGCTATCAGGAGCAGGATGACGATGTCGGCATCGGCGGTGGCTGGTACTGCGACGCGTGCGAGCTACCAGTGGAGGACGAGGACCCTGGCTATGACGACTAGACGCGAACAAAACTGTCAATTCGCCGTCGAGCGTCTCGTAACAAGTGAGGACGGTGACCTTTGGATTCTGCACTCTTACGAGTCTAGTAGACGTGTAGCGCGACGTGCCGCGCGTGCCTGTTTTGAAGTGTACGGTGTTACCCGTGCTCGCATCATTGGCAACCCGTGCAACGAGAATAAGACGCGCGGTGTGATTGAGACTATTTACCCATGAGCTAGGGCGTAGGTCCGGGCAACGTGGTATAATGCAGCGCAGGAAAGAGGAGCAAGTGACATGAAGACGGCAATATTCAGCTTCGTTCGGTTGAGCGAGAACAGCATGGTGGCGAGCATTCGCATCGCACGCTTCCTGGCGAAGAAGCTGGGAGTGCAGACGTACGACTACAAGAACATTCACGAGATCGAGGGCAAGAGGCTCGATCTGCTGATAATCGTCAATGGTGCGTATGGCTTCTGTCAGTGTCTACCGGAGCTGGCGGCACTGGTCAAGTCAGCGCGGCGCATCGTGTGGGTTCAGAACGACTACACGATCATCCCGCCGAAGATCGAGAGCAAGGGCGTCAGCCCGTTTCGCGCGGCGTTCCGCGAGCGTCACGAGGCTGGCAAGCCGCACATGGACTTTTGGACGACGTGCGAGGACTGGGCGAGGTTCACTCCGGCGAGCCTGTACGTAAACTGGAACGCACTGACGTTCGACGAGAGCTACTCGCAGAAAAAGATCGTTAATTGGCGCACCAAGGCGACCGAGGATCTGCTGTACTATGGGAGCTATCGCGGAGGCAGTGGCAAGTCGAGCCGCGAGCGATACTTCGATCGTTACTTCCGGGAACCACTCGTGAAGACGACGATCAGCAGCCCTGCGAAGCAGTTCCATGAGCGCTACACGAGTGATAAGATCGTGCACGTTGACGCATTAAAGAATGACTTCTACCGCGACATCGGTGTTCACGGCCTCGGCCTCTACATCGAGGATCGCATGTCGCACGAACGGTTTCACTCGCCGGCAAATCGCTTCTACGAGATGCTGTCGGCCGGGCTGCCAATGGTGTTTCAGCCGGAGTGCGGCAGCATGATGCGCAGGGCGGGCTACGACCCGGAACCGTTCTTCGTCAGCAACGTGCGCGACGTCAAAAGATCCATGGACATCAGGGAAGAGATCGGCCCGACGCAGCGCCGCGTGTGGATCGGCGACGACCCCGGCAAGTTTCGACGCAAGCTGAACGAGCAGATCGACAGCGCCATGCAGGCGCAGATGGATGAGGTAGCGGCATGAGAAAGTACCGACGACAGGAGCCGCCGAACAGTCTCTCGTTTGAGCTGAGCATGGGGTGCAATCTTAAGTGCCCATTCTGCGGCATCGCTGGAATTCAGGAGAAGCAGGGCCACGGCTACAAGTTCATGGCTCCTGAGACAATGCGCTCAGCAATGTCTCAGATTGCCTTGCTGGGCTGGAACTCCCGCATCGGCTTTGCCATGCGCGGTGACCCGACGCAGCATCCGGACTACGCCGGGATGGTGGCCATCACCACGGAGCATCGCCCGAGGTCCACGAAGCTGATGCTGACGAACGCGGGTGGTCTGCTGCGCAAGCCGGGACCGGTGGCGAACGTCCGCGCGCTGTTCGACGCGGGCCTGAACATCCTCGGACTAGATCACTACGAGAACGTCGGCTACGTGCCGAAGGTGCTCAAGTCGCTAGAGGACGAGTGCGGTGAACTGCAGACTGGCAACAGCTACTCGGACGCCGACGGTGGCAACGGGTTCCGTTTCCACGAGTACCCTCAGGACAGCGCTGGTAATCCGCACGTGCGCGTCAAGCCATCGACGCGCATGCTGGTGCGCATTCGCGACATATCGTGGACGCAGAAGACGGACAAGAAGGGCAATCACAATCGGCTGTCGAACCATGCCGGGGCAGGTGCGCCGCCCAACGACAGGATGCAGGGCAAGCGGTGCGCGCTGCCGTTCCGTCAGCTGGCGATCCACTGGGACGGGTCGGTGGCCGTGTGCTGCAACGACTGGAGGGGCGAATATCACTGTGGCAACATCCTGACCGACGGCATCGAGGCCATCTGGAACGGTCCGGCGTTCGGCGCGGCGCGCGAGATGCTGTACGCTGGCAACCGCGCTGGTCTCAAGCCGTGCGCGGGCTGCGACCATCGCTCGTTCAGGGTCGGCATCCTGCCGAACCACGACGGCAGCGCGACCCTGCACAAGCCGGACCAGCAGACGCGCGCCGACATTGCGCGCGTCAACGCGCTGCCACCGCAGGTCAGGTCAGTGCTCAGGCCGTGGGAGAAGCAGTCGTGACCGGCACCCGATGGAGACACAAGAAGCGTGGATCGACATATCTAGTGGTGGCGATGGCACGTCTGCAGGTGAGTGGCAGTGCCATCGCGCATCTTGTCGATATGGCACCGATGGTGGTCTACCAATCCGAGAACGACGGCACGATCTGGACGAGGTCAATGGCAGAATTCACAGACGGTAGGTTCGAGAGATTATACCCGGCAGGGCACGCGCTACACAAGGAGGAGCAATCATGATGCTGTGCAAGCAATGATCTGGACATGGATGGCTTTGACGATGTTGTGGTTGTTTGCAGTGCTGCGACCGGAACACCAGATGGCACCCACCAGACTGCAGATGATCATCATAACAGTGATTGTTTGCGCACTCTCAGTGTTGAGAGAAATATCGTCATGATCATCTCCCTCCGCGGCACGTCGGGCAGCGGCAAGTCGCATCTGGTGCGCTCGGTGACGTCTCGATACGAGAGACATCGCGAGTGGCACAAGGACGGCAGACTGAAGCCATACTACGTCACGCACGGTCGCAGCGCGACGGGCCGTGTGCTGGTGGTGCCTGGTCACTACGAGATAGCGAACGGTGGGATCGACACGATCAAGACGCTGGACGAGGCGTACTCAATAGTGCGATGGGCTGCTCGTCAGGACTTCGACGTGTTGATGGAGGGCAAGAACATGAGCGACGGCGTCGGACACATACACGGCTTGATGTGCGAGAAATTCGACTGCCGCGTGGTGCACCTGGACGTGCCCGTGGAGCAGTGCATCGAGAGCGTTCGCGAGCGCGGCCACAACATAGCAGAGCACAGCATTCGCAAGACGGACGCCAAGGTGCGTCGGGACATGGAGAAATTCACGTGCAAGACCTTTTCCGGCAATCGCGAAATGTGCCTCAGCAGAGTGCTGGAGTGGCTCGGCCTATCCTGATCGGCATGAACAACCCACTCAGCACGCGGCCTGGATACGAGCTGTACCCGGCACCCGCAGGCTGCACCGGCTGGCGGCTGTGGCAGATGCTGAATGCTCGAACCGGAGCCCTCAGGCATCACTACCTGAGAACGTTCGAGCGTCGCAATCTGGTGACAGGCACGGAGTGGGACCGCAGGGCAGCGCGCCAGCGAGCCATGGAGACGATCGAGGAGCTGGCCGACACCGGGCGCGTGGTGGTGCTGCTGGGCAACTCCGTTCGCGAGGCATTTGACAGAGCGCTGAGCGGGGGGCTGCCCCCGGTCCTGCTGCACCCTCAGCAGGCGATGGGCTGCACGTGGCGACAGGTGCCGCACCCGTCGGGCCGCAATCTGTGGTACAATGTACCAGAGAACGTTCGCGTGGTGGAGCTTTCTCATGGAGGAACTCTACGACGACTATGTCAGAAGAACTTGACAAGAAACCAACGGCGCAGGAGAGTCATGATGAGAGTGATGAACGTCAGGAATGTGAACGATGCATTCTACGAGGGGATGCATCTCTTGGACGAGGCGGGCGAGCGACTCGAGACGCGAGCCGGTCTCACGCTCACGGCACCGTGGCCGGTCATGACCGTCTACGAGCAGCCGACCGAGCGCGTGCTGTTCAATCCAAGCCGGGATGCCAATCCGTTCTTCCACCTGATGGAGGGACTGTGGATGCTGGCGGGTAGGGATGATGCCATGTTCCTGAGTCACTACGTGAGTGACTTCGGGAAGAGGTTCGCGGAGAGCGCCAGCGGCAAGTCGAACGAGGAGACGGGCGGCGTCATTCACGACGCCTATGGTCAACGGTGGCGCAGTGCGTTTGGCTTTGACCAGCTTGATGAGATCGTGGCACGATTGAAGAGGGACCACAAGGATCGTCAGTGCGTTTTGCAAATGTGGGACGGTCGCGCGGTGTACCAGACGATTGGAATTGTCGAGGGTGAGTGTGGCGAGAACGACCTCTGCGGTGACTGGAAGACGCGTCCGTGCAACACGCACGCGTACTTCAGGGTGCTGATGCGAGAGCCGGACGAGCAGTACGCGGCTGGTGGCGTGGAGCCGTATCCAGTGCTCGACATGACCATCTGCTGTCGATCGAACGACGCGGTGTGGGGCGCGCACGGTGCCAACGCTGTGCACTTCTCCATGCTTCACGAGTACCTCGCCGGACGCATCGGCGTGGGTGTCGGCACGCTGTATCAACTCAGCAACAACTATCATGGCTACGTCGACACGATGACCAAGATCGGTGACCCGCTGTACCTGGACGACCACGATCCATATGCGACTGGTGCCGTGCGCCCGGAGCCGATGGGAAGCGCACTGGGATGTGTGGGACGAGGATCTGCGTAACTTCATGCGATGGCACGATCGCATGTGGATCGACGGTCCTGGGAACCTGGACGACGTGATCAACGACTGGTTCCTGCGCGTCGCCGCGCCCGTGGCGCTGGCGCGCTGGCAGTGGATGCACGCGCAGAAGCACAGCGCAAGAAACAAGACGGTCGACGGCATCGAAGCGTCGGACTGGCGGCAGGCGTGCCTGGAGTGGATGGACAGGAGGATCAAGTGATCACCGACATCGAGACTGACCCGCGCCACGGTCTTCAGGTGCAGCGATATCACACGTGGCCCACCATCAGGAAGCAGTCGGTGGGCGAGCACAGCGCACAAATCGCGCGCATCATGCTGTCGATCAACCCGGACGTGAGCCGCGAACTGCTGGTGCACGCCATCGAGCACGACGTCGGTGAGATGGCCGGCGACGTGCCGTGGCCGGGCAAGGCCAACGACCCCGAGCTGAAGCGAGCCATGGATCGTGCCGAGGGTAACATCTGTCGCATGATGCAGGAGAAGTGGCACTTTCCGCAGCGGCCACAGCTGTCGGAGTTCGAGAGGAAGTTCTTCAAGATGTGCGAGAACATCGAGATGTACGAGTTCGCGCTTCAGGAGCAGAACCTCGGAAACAGATACGCGAGAGTAGTGGCAACCCGGATGCTGTTGGCGGCGGGCAGGGTGATGACGGAGATGCCGGAGCACGTGCAGACATCAACGCAGAGATACATGATCAAGCGAGACGTCCAGGAAATGGAGGAGGAAAGATGACCGACGTGAACGAGACGCTCGCGGAGCGAAAGAAGACACACGGCGAATATACTGAGCACGCGCGCTGCACGCAGGCAATCATGGACGCAGTGATGAGGGAGCGCAACTGGTGTCGACTGACACCGATCCAGAAGGAGTCGATTCACATGTTCGCGCACAAGATGGGTCGCATATCGGTCGGTAACCCAGACGAGCCAGATCACTGGCGCCGACATCGCGGGCTACGCGGTGCTGGTCGAGCAGCGACTGGCTAAACCTAAACCACCACTGACCGGCGAGGCAGCAGGGGTGGCCCGCGAGCATGGCTGGTGGGATGGGGTGGGGGCCGATGTGCGTGAACGGCCGAGATCCGCGGTGAAGTTCGATCCAGTCGAGAACGACACCATCAAGCCGCGCACGCCGGAGGACGGCGGCCAGCACGCCAGCCTCGCGCCGTGGGTCGTGAGCAGCGAATGGCTTCTTAATAATAGGCTGGACGTGCCGGTTGATCTTATGAACCCATTCTGGCGCGAGCGCACTTCGACGCTGCGCACTCTCGAGCCATACGTACTTCAAGACAGGCTGCCGCTCGTCCTGCAGTCGTGCTAATAGTTACAGTGGCCATAGGAACACCTTGGGGTGGATACTACGCATCGAGGACTGTCCACCGGACGCGCGCGAGTACTTTCCAAGCTTCGCGCGCGAGAAGAACATGATGGAGCTGAGCGAATTGCCACAGTGGCAACAGGACCTCTACGAGTGGGACGCTCAGGGCAGCAAGCACGTGCTGAGGCCCAAGTTCGAGGCGTGGCACACAGAGGAGGAATGATGACCAAGTCCATCAGACCGCGCCGCCAGACTCTGAACCCGGACCAGATGCCGCTAATTACTCCGGACAGTGACTGGGTCGCGCCGACGGAGCTGCCGGACCTACACGGCGTGAAGGAGTTTGCGCTGGACACCGAGACCCGCGACAATGGGCTGTCGGGCGGGCGCGGGCCGGGCTGGGCGTTCGCCGACGGATACGTGGCGGGCGTCGGTGTGGCGTGGCGCGCTGGAACAGAGATCAAGAGGATCTACGTTCCACTCCGTCACCCGGACACGCCGGAGTGCTTCCCCAAGGATAGCGTGGCGCGATGGCTGCGGGACGTCACCGTTGGCCGCCGCGTCGTGATGTTTAACGCGGGCTACGACATCGGCTGGCTCGGCACGGACCTCGGCGTGCCCTGCCCCCCGGTCATCGACGATGCGTCGTGCGCCGCGTTCCTCGTCGACGAGAACCGCGAGGATCTGTCACTCGACGGTGTGGCGGAGTGGCGGGGGGTCGAGCGCAAGGACTTGGCCACGCTGCGGGAG